ACCAATATCAAAAGCATGTTGACAATAACAATTAATAAGTGTAAAGTTAATAAGAATTAAAAAGGAGAGAGGGTTTATGTTTAAGGTTGATAAAGAAAAACTGATACTTACGAATATTAAATTGTACCGGGAACGAGGTGCGACATATTCTGAGGTAGCAGCAAAGTTAAATGATGAAAAAATAACAACGCTTAACGGTAAAAAGTGGTCTGCTGTTTATGCGTTCCGTTTTTTCAACGAACGTAAATAGAAAAAGCCCCGGCAAGGGCTTAATCAAGGTCATAGATACCTATCTTATACCATCCCTTGGTTAAATTGTCAAAGGTTAACAATGAAGCACGGTAATTGGATACCAATATCAAAAGCTTTTACAATGGATCTGCCACACGGTAGGCCATATACAAGGCTTGAAGCTGCATATTCTTTGCAGGTTGATTACGATCAAAAAAAGAGCGTAACGGTCGCAGGGTATTCAGCTTTATGGTCATGGTCAAGAACAAGAGTTTCTAAGTTTTTTAAAGATATGAAAGTTGAAATAATCTACCCTGAAAAGACACGTAAAAAGCAAAATCAAAAAGGACAGATAGCGATACAGATAAAGAACAGATCAAAGACAGATAAAGGACAGATAAGAATCATTGAAAACAATAACTTAGAGTTAAGACTTAATCCTAAACCCTAAGATAAAAAACTATTCCGATGAAATTAAAAATTTCACCAATAATTATCAAAAATATGTTTTAAATGCATTTCCAAAAACAGCACCTAAAATAACAGACTCATTAATTGAAAACTGCTGTGACACAATCGACAAACTAATCCGGTTAGATGATTTTACATTCCAAGAAATATTTGATTCTATTCAATGGGCCTCGAATGATGACTTTTGGAGCGATCAAATATTATCACTTGCACAGCTTAGAAAGAAGTCCGGTAATAAGAATACAAAGTTTGTTAATCTTTACACAGCTTACCAGAAAAAAGATACACCACAATTAAACGCAGCAGACAAACGCACACAATCTAACTTAGAAGCATTAAGGAGATTCACAAATGGATGATAACGACAAGATTAAATTTGGTGAAATTATGATAGGTCTTGCTGAAAACTTCTCTTCAACTATCGGCGACACTGGTTTGAAAATGAGATATGAAGCCCTTAAAGGATTCACAATCGAACAGCTAAAAGAAGCGGCAATGATTATACTTAGAACCAGAAAATATACATCAATGCCAACGGTGGCAGAGTTTTTTGAAGCCCTGGAAGGCGACGCAAACGACATTGCAGAGATTCAAGCCAGCTTAGTTACAAGCGCAATAAGCCGTTATGGTTCATATAACCCGCCTGTTTTCGATGATCCGATAACACAGGATATTATGTCTAAAAAAATTAACTGGCGTGATCTATGCGCTTCGACTTCAAAAGAGGTTAATTTCAAGATGAAGGAATTTAGACAGCTTTACAAGTCTTATAACAAAGCTGCTTCAGGAAATATGATTAACGCCCCGGCTGAAATTAAAAACCTTATTGACGGAATGACAAAGAGGATTGAATAATATGATACATGAATTGAAAATAGAAAAAAATTATCTTAAACGACTTATTGAAGGGAAAAAGAAAAGTGAGATCAGGGTTAATGATAGGGACTATCAACTTGGTGATACTTTGAAGTTTTACAACTCACTAAAAAAAGTAAGGCCAGGTGATGATGATTTTTGGCTTTTGTTTGAAATAACACATATCCACTCAGGCGTTGGGATGGCTTTTAATTATGTAAGCCTTTCAGTGAGGCAATTGACCAATGGTTAAAATTCACTACAACATGGAACACTTCAACAACGACAAGGCAAAATGCCTATGTAAAAAATGCAGGTTTGCCCGGGCGCTTGAAAAAGAAACACCTGAAGAAGTTAAACAACAACGATTAGAAAAAGCTCAGAAGTTGGCGGCGAGCTTTGAGGGGTTGGAATAATGAATAACATAGAGCATAGAATCAACAACAAACAAGCATTATCAGAAAAAGCCAAAGAGCTTGGATTCGATTCTTATACAGAAGCGCTGAAAGAATATCACGACCACGGGCTTAAAGCTGACGATATAGCGCATTTATTTAACCGTGAATGGCAAAGCATAGACAAGCATATAAAAATGCTTGGATTGTCGTTTAATTAATCATTCTAACAGGGAGAGAGATATGAAAGAATTCAAAATACATTTTATAGAAAATAATAAACTAACACATGTTTTTATTTCTACAGTCCCACCGAGTGTTAACGATGAAATACGTTTAGGTGGTGAGGGTAGAGAAATATATTATAAAGTTATTAGACGTATCTTTGTTTATGATGAGCCTGTAAACCCATACTACAGAATTAATATTGAAATAGAACTTATTTAATCGGCATTACGCCGGAGGAGGGAGACGATGATGATGTTGAAAACGAGATGGCAGGATATAAAAACAAAAGGATATCCACCGAGAGACGATTGTAATATTTATGGTGATAGATTTTCTATACCTGTTTTAATTGGTGACTCTGAATCTAACGAAGGTCATGTTTTATATAAAGCTTATGTATGGGACTACAACAACAATGGGTGGGTTGAGTATGATTATATTGACGGCACCGAACCAGATGATTACGAACTTTATATTGACGTAGACCATTGGGCACATTGGCCTAAATGCAAGCTTGTTTGTTTAGATTAAATAACAACCAACCAAGGAGAGAGAGAATGGAATACAGCATAATTGATAGTCAGATGGTCAATCCAAAAAAAAGGCAACTTATTAAATTGGCCCACTCATACGGCTTTAAGTATTATTCTGAGTTGCTGCACAAATTCCATTGCATCGAAAAGAGATCACCGCGTGAAATTTCAGAAATGCTTTTTGACGAAAAGGGTGAAACTCTTGCAAGCAAGGAAGGTATATATTATACGCTGAATAAATACGGCTGGCTGGTTAAAAAAACAGAGTATAGAAAACCGGCAAACATACATAATTCAGATGTTGCTATGTGTATTTGTTGCGGTAGGGCGCCTATACATAAAACGCTACATAGGTTGTGTATGGTATGTTATAAAAGCGACGGCCACCACAAAAAAGGCGCCCAAGGTGGTAATTTTGACCCACATGGCGAATATTCAAGCGGAGCCACTATGGTTCCATGGGGGCAAGGATGACAACAAGAGAAATCAAAAGATTTTTAATCTACAGAAACGGCGAACCGGAATATCAAACTATACACATACCGCCGCATATTTGTGAAGATAAGCTGTGTATCAGGTGTGCAGATGCATCGTGTGTGTTTCATTTTGATATGGGGTCTGTTCGGTTGGAGTTGGTTAATTTAGGTGCTGATAAATGGAGGAATGATGAAAGTTAAATGGTTGATAGAGATATTGTGTAGTTCTGATGCTTGCCAATACAAACTGTTGCATTATGACAGAATATCCTCGCGAGATGTTTACATCTGTAAAAATCCAAAAGCAGAGGGTTTATGTTATACAGAATGCAATAGTGATAATTGTCCGGCAAAGATTACAAAAGGAGAATGAGTATTTAGAGTTACGAAAGACGTTGCAGTAAATTACACAAATTCAGGCATCGCTATAGCAGAGTTGTCGCTCGTTTCGTCAAAGAAATATGGCGAAAAAGAATACAAGGTTTTTCTCCCTGGAAAGGCATTTAAAAAGACCGCTGAGCTTTTGGGTAGTGTGACGAAAGGCCAAAGAATACATGTGTATGGTGAGTTGCAGACTGAGACATGGGATAAAGATGGCCAGACGCAATACAAAACCGTGTTATATATCAACGAATTCGAATATGTCGAGAAGAAACAAGACCAGCAGGGGCAGCGAGCACCGCAGCAGGGCGGGTTTAATCAACAACCACCGCCCCAACAACAGGGAGGATTTCAGGGGCCACCGGCACAGCATCCAGACGATGGAATTCCATTTGCTCCGATACACTAATTTTGATTGATTTTTAATTAACACTGTGATATTAATATAAAAAGCCCGGTAAGATATGGAGTCTGACCGGGCAACAAATCACAACATAATAGGAGTATGTCATGAGTTCCATAAATAATAACACGCCTGAAGATAATAATCAAGAAAATGACTCAGTAAGATGGCTATACAGGTTTTCTGTTTCTTGGTGTATAGACGAATTGGTTTCTGACATAAGTATTCAGCAACACGAATGGCATACATTGGCTGAATACTTCACCCACGAATAGACCATCTTAAGGAGAGGATATGACAACTACATCAATACACGATAGACTCGTTGAATATGAAATACATAAAAACTCAGTTTGCGAAAGATTACAAGAAAAAGGCCAGCACACTCGTCTTGAATTTAATATGTTTGACGAAACAATAAGGTCGGCAATAGCCAACGCAACAATGGCAATAAATATAATGTCTAATGCGTATGAGTCTGGTTTTGGTGACGGCGTAAAAAAGGGGGATACTAATGGCTAAAAACGAAGGTAAAAAATTTGAAGAAGACTTTCAGAAAAGTGTGCCGAAAGACTGGTTTGTATATCGGCTAAAAGACTCTGCTGGAAGTTGGTCAAATACCAGTGCGTCAAGATTCACACCTAAAAACAGTTGTGACTTCTTTATGTTCACAGGGAAAACACTGTTTGGCATTGAGTGTAAATCGTTCAAGGGAAAGTCTCTGTCGTATTCTAATATCAGTGATAACCAGCTTGAAGACCTGACAGATTTTTGTATAGGACCACCGCATAAGATATTCGGGGTCTTTGCTCTTAATTTTAGAGATATTAACGAGACTTATTTAGTACCTGCTTTTATAGTTAATTCCTTAAAGCTTTCAGGGGCACGTAAAAGTTTAAGTTTAGAAGAGGTAAAAGCAAACGGTACGTTGATACCACAGACACTAAAAAGAACTCGATACTGGTATGATTTAAGCGTGTTTAACTATTGATGATTATAAGGAGAGAGTATGAAGGTCACAATCAAAAAACATATATCTGAAAAAGAACATTGCTGCCATAAGTGTGATTTATACGCCGATGATATTTTTGATGGGTGCATTGATGATTTTTGTGATAATTGTACGAATATATTTTACGAGGTTATAGAAAGAGAGCCTATCATAATGGAATTTATCATTAAGGAATAAGCCATGAACGAGACAAGAGATAATTATCAAATAATTTTAAATAACAATAAAGGAGGTTAATAATGTTAGAAACATTTTTTCTTTTTATGATAGCGCTGCTTTTATGCGGGGTTAATTTATTTCTTGCTGGCATTGTGAAAATATTAAAGGATATTGTAATTTACATAAGGATAAGCCATGAGCGAGACAAGAGATAATAAGTGTATGCTTAGGACGCTGGAATGGATTAAAACAAAAGATCAATTACCAGATACAGAAAAACATAAACAGGTTGCTTGTTTAACATGCACAGGCCACGAAATAAAGATACTTGTTTTTAACGGTGTTGACCTGTGTTGGGACACAGCTGATTTTGATGATTACTACTGCAATATTGTGAATGTTGAATATTGGATGGAGTTGCCGGATATACCAGGAGTTAAATAATATTACATAAGGATAAGAGATGGCAGAAGAAATTAAAATAAAATACACCAAAGATTTAACATACTCAGGTAAAAGTCATATCAAGGCAGAAGTTATAATAACGAACGGTGTAAAAGAAGAGTTAGGTGTTTTAATTACAAAGACGCATTATGAAGAATTACTAAAGAACCAAAAGGATAGAGTATGAGTGAAGAACAAACGGAGTATAACAGCAATTCTATAGCATATACAGCGCTTGCTGATTTTGTGCGCGATATCTGTCTGCAGAAAATTATTGAGAACTCACATAAAGATGATTTGTTAAAACGTGATTTTGTTAATCTTGTTGAAAGGACAGCAGACGAAAGACAAGAAAGGATGCAAGCCGGTATTAACTGGTATTACAACAAGATAGATGACAACGCGCTTGCTTTTTTAAGAGAGATTGCAGATGAGATAATATTTTTACAAGCTCAGGCCGGAAAGGTTTTGGGTTTTAATACTTTACAAAGGAGGTAGTATGGGCAGCAGGGTACAAGGCGAATTTACATATGCAGTCAGTCAGTTAATACAGTTTGCATACAATAACGGGTTTTATATGACGTTTGGAGATGCTCACGCAATAACCGGACATAAACAAAACAGCTTTCACTATAAACGGCAGGCTGTCGATTTTAACTTGTTTAATGCAAAAACCGGGGAATACTTGAAGGATACAAGCCACCATGAGCCACTTGGTTTATTTTGGGAATCAATCGGTGGTACATGGGGCGGCAGGTTTAATAGTCCTGACGGGAATCATTACTCTTGGGGCGAATAATTTAACGACGCCTGAATTGGTCAGGCTTATAAACAAAGGAGAAAGAACATGAAAGCAAAAATTGTATCAACTTTAATCGGTCTTATCTTAAAAACTCTAACACCGGACATGCTCAAATCATTCGCGGATATGCTGCTTGATTGGGTTGAAGATGCTGTTGAGAGAAGTGAGAACAAAATTGACGATGCTACAGTTTTACCGCTGTGCAATATGATCCGCTCGGCGTTTGATATCCCTGATAATGATTAATGATAGCAAGATGCCCGGCTGTTATTAGCCGGGCTATGTTTTATCAATCAAGTTCTTCAGAAAATGCAACAACAGTCATATCCATTGATCTTATTGAGTTTGTCGAACTTGTTGTAATACGAATTAAACCGCCCTCAGTGACTGACGCTTCGATAAATGTATTTAACCCTAATCTCTTGTAAGCACCTTCAACACCAGCCGCTATTTCTGAATCTATAGCTTGATCAACAAGACGCTCACATATATTGCCGTCACCAGGAATAAATCCAGAGGCGGCATAAGTCCAACCTGTCGCCCTATGGTGAATTAGTTCTATGTTAAATGCAACATCTGCTGCACCTGCCTCCCAAACACATTCAAACCCCACAACAGTACCGTCTTGATTGATGAAATCCTCATATTTAGAATAACCATAATTGATTGTTACGCTGTACGTTGTCGGTGAACCTGATACAGTGTAAAGTGAGATTGTGACTTCTCCTGAGAATTTTTCTATACACTCCACCATCATGTCGGTCGTAAGTGTTGTTATGTCATCCGTAATAACCGCCGTTTGAGATGCTGTTTGTGTTCCAAGCTCGCTGTCAAGTGTGCCTGTAACTTGTATCCCAACCTGACCTGTATCTACAGTACCCGCTGCTGCCGCCACTATGCCTACATGGGCTGCCCTTGATAAATCAGCAGCTCCGTGTGCCACAGTTAATGAAGCGTTTGTCAAGGTGGCACTTGTTGCAGACCAGTCATAAAAACCTGCTCTGTAATGAACACCAGCCGCCGCAGAAGCCGAAGTAAAAGAATAATTCCTGCTTGCAGATCTACGGCGTAATGTTTGGTAATTTACGGATATTATCCCATCTGTTACGCCTGTTTGAACAATGCCACCGACAAGCAACCTATGTGCAGGAAATATTGGTCTTGTTTGCGTGTAGTCACCAGACGGCCCTGCATAGATAAAACCTTCTGCTAATACGCCGGTGTCGACATCGTGGACAAGGCCCCTTGATGTTGCTATACCATAATCACTAGGTGGTATATTCATAGTTGCAACACCAGCAAAGCCAAGGGCGCTTAATTCTGTTGTGTTTGTTGTTGGCTCAACGTGTGGAACTTCGCCGGTTACAACGCCGGTTACTGACACAGGGACGCCGTTATCTATCTGTGAGATTGTATTATTATACACAAGTATATGGTCTTCACGCCCTATATTATTCCGAACATCTGTAAACCCGGTGTCAGATATGTGGCATTTGCAATCTGGGTCATAGCTCATTTGTCCGGCTGCGTATGACTGCATCTCCGTTATTTTCATCTGCAATTTTGCTATTTTATCTGTTTCTGTTGCTGTTATGCCCCTATTCGATAATGAATCGTCTATTTGTTTTTTTGCCATGATTTATCCTTTTATGTATATTCAATTACAAGGTCTGTTCCGTCAAGAACTTGCTCCAAACTGTCAAAAACATAATCAAAAGCAAGCGCATTATCAAAATATAAATGTCTGATAGTCTGATAAGTGCCACTTGTCATTCCGAAAACACGGTTTCCGATGGCCGGGAAAGCCCCGGTGAAAGCTGTTATCGTGCCTTTCGTGCCGTTCAAGGTTATCCACATCTCATCGTCATTAAACGCGAACCAGCCTGAGACTTCTGTGTCAGCAACTACTGCCGCAGCACTCTGGCAGGTGTTCGTTCCGTCTGTGCCTTTGATTAATCCGGTTGTTTGCTCGATGTATAAAGCCACAAAATCAGATGTTTCAAACTGTATCAGGGGCATGTCTTCAGTCAGGTCTGCCGGTATGTATGCCGTGAATGGGATTACGCCTACAGCATTATTTGAGTCTACACCGCCGAAAAAATCTTTTAGACCGTATTTTGTTCCAAGGGGTGAAGTCCAAGGCAATCGCGCTGCTTTGTTGACAGGGTAGCCAAAACCGGCATTTTCAACCCTGAATGTCGAAAGCGTCGTATTGATCAGCGTTCCATTATTCCCGTTGCCGCTACTATCCGGCGAGAAAGTGTCTTGTCTGTATTCGTCGCATTTGTACCACGCAAGCAGGCCACCAGAATCATAATATTTCACATCCCACAAATAGATATTACTGAATCTATCGGCTTCTCGTGATCCAAAAACTATGGTAGAGGCACTATAGCCAATTGCATCACCAGCGGTAACACTCTGTAACACATCGTCAACATACAGATTGCCTTGATCGTCAAGGTCAACACAATATTCAGTGTCGAGGAGAAATGTATTATTTGTTTTAAGCGACGACCCGTCGTAATAAAATTGAAATCTAAAACCGCCCGCCGCTGCGCTAATAGCAAACGAGCGGTTTGTTGTTCCTGGGCATAGAGTAACCGCATCTGCATCAACTATAGTGTCGACCACTAAACAAAATACAACTCTGGCAGTAGCCACTGCGGTAATATTTGTATCAACCGAATCATTTATACCATCAAAATAATAACAAGACGTGTTGATGTCTTCAGCAAGAAGCCTCAACGAACCTTCATCAATCGTAACAGACGTTCCAGGGGGAAAAGGTAAATTGCCCGAACCGGCGTACTGCCTGAACACCTTTTCACTGTCGATATATTCATACATTGGAGTATCGGCCTGGACTGCTACAGGTGTGCCGCTTGGATCTCCGGCAATAGCTGTGCCGGTGCGGGTGTAGTCAGCGTAATCTGTCGGACGCCCCGACCATATAATCGCAAACGGGGCTTGAATACCGGCACCCATAATAGGCCGCATTACCGGAGACATTACCGGCGACATTACTGGCGACATTATACCCATTATGTTGACACTCCTATCTCAACAGGATTGGAGCCTATTCCAGAAGTGTTAACCCACAACTGAACGCCAGAACTATGATTAATCAAGCTGTCTTCTGTCACAACCCCATCGGCAAACGCAACAAAAGTCCCGTCTGAATCCACTGTCCCGAATGTTACGGTTGCAACATCAACGTTTTTTGTAATCTTTACGGTTGTAACTCTTTTCTGTCGCTCAACTCTACCGCCTGTTGCATCTTGTGGCCCTTCATATATCAATGTATCTGTATCTGTCGCTATAGTAATGTATTTCATGCTTTCCCCTTTAAAGTAAAAAAACCCAACATTGCCCTTATACCTCTGCAAGTTGGGTTTATTCTCTGCTAAAATTAAAGTCGGAAACGTCAATTAGCAGAGGATATCAACGCTTTCAGGTGCCCCCTATCCGACTAAACTATATAATATTTCTAAATATATGTCAATGTTACGGCTTATTCTGTATAACGGCCCATGTACTCGCGCCCGCAGCAGCAGCAGATAAAAAAATTGCTAAACCCCACTTTGTTATAGTTTGGGTTATTATTTTCCGTCTATCCTCAGAATCTGAACGTGATTGCCGTAAATATGCGAAATCTTTCTGCGCTTCAAATGGTTGCTTGCAATCAAGCCCGAGCTTAATGAATGTTGCTTCGACTGCTGCCGCCGATGCCTCCGTGACCCATGTTTTCCCTGTGTCTTTTATGGATTCGTGTGTCTGTTCTTTTATCGCGGTTATTATTCTGTTTTCAATTGCATGTAGTTCGGTCTCTGTCATATCGTCCTCTGCTGCCGGTTCCAAAGAGCCTTGTAAAAGTAAGTTGACGGTATCTGCTGAAAGATAGTCTTAGGATACCATTCTTGACCAAGTTGTTTTAACAAAGGCTTTACGGCTGCGATACATCTTACACGGAGAAAAAGACTTTTAGCGTTTATTGCCGGGGTGCCTTTTAAACTTCTGAATATTCGTTTTATATCTAAATTGATACTAATGCCCGTATCAACTATTATATATTTGTTGCTTATGTTTTCGGTGCTGTGAATTTCAAGTGTTGGCCTATCAAGTACAAGTCTTAGCCACTCTTTACCGCAAACAATAGACATTGACGAAACAGGCAAGCCAATTAATGATAATATGTGCATCAACCACGAACCTTTGTCTGATTTGTAGAATAACAAACAGATGGTGTTATTTGTCAATTTATCTGATATAAAATTATACGGCCTGAATGCAGCCCATAGAAGGCCAAAGCAATAAACGAATATCTCAGCGTAATAAACATAGTCAGGTGCGTAAAAGAATGCTCTTGTAACGAATATTGACAGCGCACCAAAACAAAGAACAACCATCGTTGCTTTTCTCTTTGGATTTGGGTTTATTGCTGCCATCATGCCGAGTATAATTCCTATTGAAAGTTGAAGTTGCGATAACTGCCCTATTACATCAAAGCTTATTGTTTGTGACGCAATAAGCGTGTAGATGTCGATTAAGGCGTATGTTATTGTTAAAATGTAAAACAATTATCCGACCTTCCATATTTTCACGTCAGAATAAATCTCTGTCGTAAAATTAGCCTCTATGCCAAAACCGTCAACTGCTCTTGTGACGCTGCATTGGTGCTGCAACTCAAATACCTTTGATGCAACGATGGTAAACTCCCCAGTAATATTTGATTCTGTGGTAACACTATCTGTACTTAGTGTATATTCAGGTGTTCCGACCAACTCAATAACTGCATCTGTTATATTATATAATACAGCCTGATGCCTTGTAACTCCAATAGCTGGCGCTGACGCTTCGATGTAATACTTACCAGCCGGTAAAGTAATTTGATCTGACAACAAGCTTGCATTTGTTATGCTATTTGATGCCGTTGTATTTAAGACCCTTGTCCTCCAAGCGCCTAAGGTGAACCCACCGCCCGCAGTATTTTGGGCTTTTTGATCTTGTACGTGCAATAGGTTATTTTGCGCCATAAGGCCGTAATTCCACGGTGACATTACGTAAGCCGTCCCATTGTAAACAATCTCTATTTCTACGGATGCTCTTATTTCTCCTCCGACTAATGCAGCACCAAGAGGGCTTAATATTGCTTTGACACCCAAACCAGACTTGTTAACAGTAGATGCACCAGTGTTGGGATTTGCTGTCGTAAATGTTACCTTTTCCCCACTTACATATCCATCAGGCTGTTCAAGTGATCCTGTTTTTGTCAGTACGTATGCGTCGGCAGCACCGCCGTCCGTGTAGGAGTGCGCTGTCTGGCTCGTTATTACCATTGCCTTTGCAAGCATATCTGTATTCGGGTCCGCTGCACCTGAATATACTGTCAGCGTTTGCCCTGTTTGCTCTACAGCAAGTTTTAACTCATCTGTCATACTATTTGATTCGTTAGCGCCCCATTTTGTGGCTGTGCCTGTATCGTTACCACCTGATTGATTTGCTTTTGTTCCAAAATCTTTCATTATATCACCTCTACGAAGTTAATTAATATTGCCACATTAGCTGGTATAACGTTGCGCAATAAACATTCCAATAAAAAAGTATTAGGCCCACCTGAAAATTCAAATTCAAACCCATATTCAAACTCTGATCCAAATACGTTTGATTCTGTTTCAACGTCTGCCTTGATTATAAATTTATCATTTATATCGCCTAAAAAGTCCACTTCAAAATCATACTCAAATGAAGTCAAGGCTGTTCCATTGCTTAGTGTTATTGTATCATCTGGGAAAAAAGAATCTATATAATCTTGCAATTCAGCAAGTGTTACAATCGGTGTTTTTCTTAATCTCTGAATAACTCGTTGTTGACGCTCTGAAATTGTTGTGAATTGAAAAATACATTCGTCCGGTATTCCCACAGACTTTTCCCATTCATCCAAGAATCCAACGGTGTTATTAATGTCAAATTCCTGAACGAGTTCAAAAATCTTTTCTTGGACTGATTGAAAGTTGGAAGACAACCCACGAACCAAACCGTTAAGGTTTGACCCTTGAAAATGTTTCTTATCCCATGCCCGGCCTTGTGGCATGTGGTCGGCCAGTATGCGCCCGGCGTCTTCTTCTGTGGCCGGTGGCCTGAATATATCTATTGTCGTTGTCATTATGCGAAGCTCACAGTACCGGCAAAGCCGATTTCACCAAAATCAATTGATATTGCTCCTGATGGACTTGTCAAACTAAATGACGTTAACGCTGTACCTGTTTCGGTATCTATTGTATTTGAAATAGCGCCTACATATGACGACTCTTCAATGTCTTCTGAAAATTGTACAGAATCACGGTAAAAAGCGTTTATCTGATTTTCAATAGCTGTTCTCATTGTCGGGGTGTCGGGGCTTATTGATGCAAATAAATAATTAGTTGTAACGGCTACCGGAGCAGCAACAACAACATCCGTTTCATCTGTGTTCGCTGGCATTCTACCATCTTCAATTATTGCCGTTTTTGTTTCTGCAATTATTGTTGAGCTTGGCAACGGGTTGACGTCATTATCTCGCAAGAAATAAATATAAACTTCGCCTGGTGATGGCCCACCTGATACGATAGGAAATTCAGGAGCAATGACAAAAACTCTTGTATTGCCTTGGATGCTTAAAGCTGCAAGCCTTATCTGATCGGCTGTAAACACTCCTGAGCGTGAAGACCTTGCAAGTAATAACCTGACCCTCGCGTCGTCGTCGCTTTCCTGTGAAGCGCCAGCGGTGAATCCTTCCGGGCCTATCGTTATGTCATCATCAACATTGGTTATTGATGTTTGTATTGTTAACGCACCACCGCCTGATATATTTGTATCTGACCCGGTTGATGTGCATTCAAGTTCTATTGTGGCATAAGCATAATCAAAAACTATTGTTCCTGTTGCCGGGGTTGTCGGAGATCCTGCAACAGTAAATGTAAATTGTGTCAAAGAAATGACGGTTATATCTTGTGATCCGTTATATTCTGCTTGCCCGGCCCCTGATATTACAGGGAGGTTTCCGCTTGATAATCCGTGGCTTGATATTGTTGTTGCCGTGGCAGTCGTACCACTACGCACAATCGAATCAATATTCACTGTTGTGTCAACTATTGCCCCGACAGACTGAGTTTCGTAAACGAAACCGTTATCACTATCGTACGCTGTGCCGGTCGGAACTGTTGTCCCTGATGTTCCGGTCAATGACGCAAGTCCCCTTGAACCAACTGCCGGGAGCCTTGTAAGATTTTCATAATTCAGCCAGTTATCCAAAAACTCACCCGTTGCAGTCTGCGGGAAGAGTTGTTTTACAACATCTTTTATCTGAAGATTATTTGAATGTGCAAGGGCGGCACAAGACTCGACAAAAGCCTTTGAAAACTGATTGTCTAATGTAGGATCAAGTGAAGGAATAATCCTTCGTAATGCTGCATTTGCTGTATCTACAAGCTCACTATATGTTGGATATTCCAGAGGCATTCGTTAGTCTCCATAATGTATTATAACGCTCTGTATTATTTTCTGTTATTTTAATATCTGTGTTGATAGATATTGCTTTCTGACTTGGCACAACATCAACATTAACATTTTTTGCATTGTTATTATCAATCAAGTGTTGCAAGCAATCAATAGTGTGTAATTCGGCTTGCTTAAATGTGCTCTTTATCATTCTTGCTTGATCAATCGTCCACAAATATGAGCCGGTCTTTTTATCCTGCGCCGCTTTTAATATATCGCCAACCCAACCGCGTCTTAAATGTGCATTAGGCACGATTGAAGCCGGGGCGCGAGCATCGGTAAACAGGCTTACAACTATTGTTGTTTGAAATCCGTCAACTGACGCAATGACTCCATCCTCTATTGAGATATCATATAAGCCGTTTTTGTCTGGTACTAATTTAACATCCTGCATTATGGTGATGTCCCGCCTACGCCTGTTACTGGTGTCCCGCCTATATTATAGCCACCAGCCTGATGCATATGAGCGTTCAGGCTTGTTATCGTTGATGTTGTCAAATCGTCACATGTTATTTTACCCGTAACTGTTAAATCTCCGTTTATCGTTGTGCTGCCGTTTATCGTTGTTGTTCCTGTTACCTCAATTGTTCCATCAGGATTAACGCTAATACTTGATTGCTCTCCTGATATCTCAATTGTTCCATCTTCTTTAAGGTATATATAAGATTCTGTAAGGTAATTATACAGTACGACCTCGCCTTTGGCAAGATTCTTCTTTCTGTTCTTTGGATCGTCGATCATTGCAACGGTATTTGCCGCAATTCCGTTTATATTCAGAGCTATAGCAAGAGAATTATCAGGTGGATTATTGCAAAGGCCATAGGGCGTTATTGCTTGCACCTTTTGGGCCTTCCCAAGTGCTTCAACTATTGCGCTCCTAAAATTGCCAGTATCGTCTGTTGATATGACGGTTGCGGCTTTTGTATCTACCTTTTGACGTCTTGATGTTCTTTTACTTATCATCTGCGTGGCCTCACCTGGTCTGGCGGTGTGTCGCTTTGCAATGGCATACTTGAAACACGTTTATCGCCTGCTGTCTCAAGCGGTTGAACTTTGTAAGCATCTATTGGAGCGCAAACTATATTTGTTTGTGTCCCTGCTTCGTTGCTTAGTGAATATTCAACAGACCGAATGATAAAAGAGCCTTTTACTGATGCTATTTCGTCCTTGACGGTTACTGTTTGGCCGATATCCCACGGCGTACCATCTGCTTGAACATTACCAGCAACAACGCATGAATATGACGTTGATCTTGCCCGGCGAATATTTGCCTCTTCCTTCGCACGTTCAAGGCATGTCGCATCGTCCATTGACTCTTCTGCGACTATTTCAAGATATCTTCCGGATCTGATTGAGTCGTCTGTCACTATTCCGGTTCTTTTAGTTCCGGCAGTGCTGTAATCTGCGTTATCATCTGCACCGTAATTATCTTGTGATCTTACATAATATTGGTTGTACCTTGATTGCTGTGATTGTCTAACCTTATATGATTTTACATTATTCCTATTGTCGTTGCACCTATGAATTAAATCTGTGGTTGCTACTTCGTTGCCAGGGCGAAATATAATTAATTTACCATCACCCGAAGGAATTAAAAAGACCTGCTTTTTTCTTGAAAAGCTTTGCAGGTACTCCATTGCAACGTCACCGCTTTCGGCTGCTTGTGGATCATCTATACTAAAAATATTTGTCTGCCCTGAGTCATCCTCAACCTGCATTTGTATACCAAGATCGGATATCAATGTTTCGGCCAATTTCTTTAAGCTTATTTCAATATCAATAAACTTTGAAGGATCGGGAACAGTGCTATCAATTAAATCGCATGTATTGTCCCGGCCTACCATTATTATAGTATGGCTTTCATTGTCTCCAGCCTTGTCAATATCTTCAATAAAACCGGACAGCTTTGAAAATCCGTTAATTGATATTGATATCACATCACCGCGATTGATTGGGAATTTGTCAGGAGCATTGGAGGAAGTCTCAATCCTAAAAGATCCTGATGCGTTATCAATACTTCGCGACAAAGTGACTGACTCAAATAGCTTGTAAGGCAATCCGTTGATTGATATTTCTATCATATACCCTCGGTTTCAAGTACTGTTAATATACCTTTCATTTCCGTTCCGTTCTGGTCTGGGTTAAGGCTTCTTATCGTTTCTGCCCTATCCGTCAATAATCCGTCATTTGTGAATTGCTCTGCATATAGATTATAAGCCAAAACAAACCTTGAAATAGGATAACCGTAATCAAGTTCGGCTAAACCGAAAACCTCTTGTTCTTTTTGTTCTAAGACCGCAAGCGCGTTACTCCGCAATGTTTCAATCAAAATTTTCATTTGGTTATCGGATTGTAAGGCGTTTTCGTCTTCAGTTCCGTCAAGCATGATTCTTTTATATGCTGACTCGACCTTGTTTCTTGCTGTTTCAACTTCGTCTGTTGTGTTATAAGTTGCTGCTGCAAGTTGTTCGTACGAAACAAATAATGCATTAAGTCTAATCATTCTTACAAATGTTCTTCTGTTTTCGTTCCGGTCTATTCTTTCTTTTGTATCTTCCGGCCAGTATGGTGTATTTGAGCTTGTTTCATCCCCGGCTATCTCTGTTACTGCTGCACCGTCTACATCTGTTATATTGATAAGATCAGCGCCAAATTCAGTAAATGCTAATGCTGCGTCAATATTACCGCCTGTGCCGAAACCTAAAGATGATATTTGCCATAATCCCGTTTCAGGTTCATCCCCCTGAATCATTCCCTGTGCAAAATCTATAGGTGTTGATACAAGCTGTGCCGCTTTATTCCCGAGGTTTTTGATCGTCTTTGCGAAGTCATCCAGAAATTCAAGTGTGATAACGCTTTTAAGATCCTCAAGCATGCTATCAAGGCCGTTTTGCAAATCCTGAATAGCAACCAAGGCATTATTGATCAAAGCGGGGGCCGCAAGTGCCGCAGCAAAAAGAGTTGTTAATAATCCCCTTGCACCGTTCCCGGCTATAAAAACAAGCTGTACGTCTGGGATTGTTTCTTCAGGAGCGACCGCTGGATTCCCCACGGCAAATGTTAATTTATAAGATATTATTCCAACCGACTTCTGGCTTGCATCCTTCGTATATGGCAAAGGGTAAACTGTTTTGCTGCCGAATGTCGGCATAACAAGTTTCCCCGTACCGGCTGTGTTTAATTCTTTTTCGAGGTCACTGGCTATATTTCGCCACAAATCACCCGACACAAAAGCATCAAGCGTAAACACCGGGACAACTTGACCCAAATCCTCAACAAACCGCTGATCTGAGTTCGGGTATTCATGTAATACTGATTTTCTACCGGCTTCAGGTTGTGATTCAAGCCTTGCCAGAAATTCAACACCACGGAATGATGCAGCGTACATTCTTTCGGTTCTGATACCCATTAGTTAGCAAACTCCATATTTGGGCCGACATTCATATCAGTTGCAGCAGAAATAACTTTTGACCCTTTTTCGGCCGCGACCTTTATTAATCCGTTTATGTCAACATTTTGACGGGCTTGGCTCTTTACGTCAATAGAGCTTTTAATGACTTTTTTTGATTCCACATCCGCAGAGTCACTGGCGTCAAAAGTTTTTATTGCATTTTGTGCCTTTTCTTCTGTTTTATCACCAAATCCAAAAACAGCAGCAGCCTTTTCAAAGCCTGACATATAAGAGCTTAGAGCGCCCTTGAAATCAAGGTTAATTATCTTTCCTATGACATCAAAAAGGCTATTAAAAGCGATCAATATAACTTCAACAGGTTTAAGCATTAAATTTAAAGCAAAACCCATTACCTTAAAATGGAACCCAACTAATTCCAATAGTTTCCCGCCGCCACTAAACTTGCTGAACAACTTTGCAAACGGCTTTATTAATTCATAAGCCAGCGACCCTATCTTTTTTAATGTAGTTATTACCGGATGCCCTGTTTTATACCAGTATACAAATGCCGCCGTGGCTAATGCAACCGCTGCGACGACTGCGACAATAGGCCATGTTATACCGGCAACAGCAGTTAGGAGCGTCCCCATTGCTGATATCATTAATCCAAGTGGGATCATTAATACCGGTATTGCCGCACCTAATAATAATACAGCCGTTGCAATCTTCATTAATACCGGATGGTTCATTGACATTTTAACAGACCATTTCGAAAACTTTGATATTAGGTTTCCGAAAACTATAATAAATGGCGTGAGTGCATCACCCAAACGCCTGAACGAGTTTCTTATTTTTTCGTTTGCTATTTTTAAACGTGTGCTTGACCGTTCAAGATAGTTTTTCATTTCCCGATCCATTGAGCCGACTGCGGTTGCGTCTGTTGCTGTTTTCATTGCTTTGTTAAACAAGTCTAAACTACTTGTCATTTTTAAAACCATTCTGCCAGCTTCAGCACCGAACATTTTATTTATTTTCTTAATTCTTTTTTCGACGGGAAGTTTTGCAAGCTTTCCCATTTCATCATTGATTGTTTTAACAGGTGCGGCCATTAACTTTGTTGTCATGCCTGGAATTAAAGTTAATTTACGCATCATCATATTCATTCCAGAAGCTGCAAGCTCAGGAGATGTTTCCAACATATCAGCAGTAGCAGCAAATCCGGCCGCTATGCCCGGTGGGAATTCGAGGGTTTTAAACGTTCCGGCCATTCGTTGTGTTATCTGGATTATATTCTTACCGTTCGTTGCCATAGTATTTGCAAGCTCATTTGCAGAATCACCGAACTTGACAATATCATCCATGCCATATCCTAACTTTGCACGAATTTGACCGATAGCGTTACCAGCTTCCGACTCAGCGATCTCAAAAGCTATTGCCATTTTCCCAACTGTTTTGACGAATGGTATTAACTCTTTATCCGTTGCGCCTAACTTTTTCCCCTCAAAAGCAATCTGAGCAAGGCCGACAGCAGGGCGGCCAACTTGTTCACTTAGCTTTTCAAGGTCGAATCTCATATTTGTTAATGATTTCCCGGCAAGGCTTGAGACTTTCGCAACATCGGCCATTGCATCTTCCATTTTCATGGAATCTTCAACGAGTGCCTTTATTGCCAATGCGGCACCGGCCCCGGCAATTGCATTTTGTGCGTTTGCCATTTTAGAACCGGCCGCTTTGAAATTATTACCGAGTCTATTGGCTTGATCAGATGCTTTTTTTGCAGCAGCACCAACTTTATCAGTGGCACGTTTTATCTTGCCAGCTATCCGGCTATATCCGTCCTTGATAATATAATCATATTGGATGCTGTTGGCCATTGAAACCCCTTACTTTTTATTTATGTCTCTGTTTCTTTTTTCAACTATCTTTGCTACTTCGTTATATTCAAACGTGTTCATGTTAAGCGCCGATTCGTATGATATAGCCCCATCTGAACCAAGTGCAAGCCGTGCGGCGCTTCTAATTATTGCCCCTGCATCACGGAGGGCGTAAGAAAAAAACTAACGTACGTTACGGCCATTCTTTGAAGATCATCGAGTGAAATCTGATTCGTGTGAGCGTCTTTCATGACATATTGTCCGTCAATCAAAACAATCGGCTTTACTGCTGTTTTTTCGGCCATTTTAATGAAGGTCTCAACAAAATCAGACAGGTCAACAACGTTGGAAAGTTCAAGGGCAATTCCAAGAACCTCGGCCATTTGCTCAGAATCTTCAAGCATTTGCGCCGGGGTTTTTTCTTCTACAATTTCACCGATTTCGGGGTTAACATCTTCAGGTTGGTTGTTATCGCCTATTTCTTTTAACGACCGTGTTACCATTTGCTTTAATTTGTAAGCGTATTTCGAATGCTCCCTTGCAGGCTCACGGAGGACAAGGGTTGAAAAATCTTCTTCACCCTTGCCCTGTACGTGTACCTGTATAGGTTTTTTTAATATAAAGTCGTATGTTCCATTTTCGTAATCCATTTCTACCTCTGCTTTTTAAATTACTATAATGTGATTGTATCGCCTTTAAATTCAAGCTCGACTTCACCATCTGCTGTGACGTTTCGCTCAACGTCGTTGGTAAGTGACATGGCTTTAAAAACTCTAACAACCGGGATGATTCTGCCGCCACCCTCAGTCATTTTAATAACATTGATACCAATATTATCTTTCCAAAGTCTGATTTTTTTATCAAGATCATCTTTCGGATATACGGAAAACTTAACCGTTGAAAGCTGAGTCTCTGCATTTTCAGAATGTACGGAAATAGACAATCCTGAGCCAGCACTTGCAGCCCTGACGTTAACCTCACCTTCACCGCCAGTATACGACAAGCTGTTAGGCACAATTTCAACGAGATCATCATTGATTCTTATTGCCGGGTTTGATAGTAATCTGTTGCTCATTTTACCCCCTATTCAATGCTGAAATCAAGAGACAGCACATAATTAATTGTTCCAAGTTGTGTGACTATTAATAACGGGCTTGTAATTGTCACTGTTCTTGTCGATTTTGAAATTGTTACAGTTGTTCCAGCGGAAAAAGCCTGTTCAGCGTCCGGGCCTGATTCAACAAGGGCTTGTTCAGAAAGATCGCTGTAAATCTTGTTTAACTCTGCTCTTATAGTCTCTTCATTAGCGACAGAATAACCAGGTCTTGCCTGACCTTCTGCGAGTCTGGACTGTGCAAATGTAGCCTTGAGCGTATTATAAAAAATCTCCCGACAAACTGAACCGGTTCTCACGTAGTTCAAGAATCTGAAAGAATCATTTACATTTCCTGCTGCGTCTGTGGTTCTTGTCGTTACGGCTTCACCCATTATCATGCCGTTTTGCGCTCTATTCACGCCGAAAGTTGTAAAACCGGCTGTAGATAGTGCAACCTGCTCAGTATTGCTGAAAAGGTTTGTTGACGATGTTACAGGCGTTCCGGCAAGCGGCGTGTTGAAATATGGCAAGCTTGCTGTGTGTGGGCCACCGATAGCGTCAAGAGGTGCATTGACTGCAACGATATTGGAAGCAATTGGAGCATTAAGCGTAAGCCTTTTCGACTCAACACCCATGAAATAAGCCATGGTATAATCAGCACATTGAACAATTGCAGAGCCTTTTAAATCTGCTGCCGTAATCTTGTTATTTCCTGCCACAACAAAACTCTGAGAGTTAAGACTACCAACGAGTGTAAGGTCATTTGCATATGTGTCAGAAGAACCCATAAACGCGATACCGTCCATGATGTCATTAGATGCGTTAAACCTTGCGTCAAGTAAATCAATCGGAATTGAAGAAGAAGCCGCCCAATTCTCAGGCCATAGAATTGATGTATATCTCAACCCGTCGATTTCATCAAGAATGCTTGTCAAAACCGGGTCGTTTGCGCCACTTGCAAAACCTGTCAATGTGTATGTTAGCCCTGCAACAGTACCGGTCACTTTACATGCAAAATTATTGCCGATTGTGCCAACGTCTGAAGCAGTCCATGTTGTTGTGACAGTTGAATTGCTTGTAACAAATGGAGGGTAATTTGTCAGAGCGTCAAAAGCTGTTTCAATTGCCCCTGCGACTGTTGCGGCATCGTCACCGGATGTTACAGAGACAGTGACTTCAAAATCTTTTTCATCACCGACAGCCACAAGATATTCACCGTCTGCGGTTGCCGCACCGGCCATAACTATTGTTGCAGTAGCGGCCACGCCTGTTCCGCTTTCGTCAATACCAATAACTGAAAGTGGTGATTCGCCCGTGTTGCCCTGCTTCCAATTGATAACCGTATTATATAGATGGTCATCGCCTAAAAGTGTTCTGATTTCAGCATCCGACAAAGACTCAACACCTGTATTAAGTGCTGAACTTACTGCGCTGGAAACCGCGCCAAGCTGCCCGACTATTAAGTCATTTCTGCCTGCAAACGGCGTCACAATAGCATCGGGTAATAATTGAATTGTTGTCCCTGGATGAGATTCTACACCAGCCATTAGCTATCCTCCTTTTTCTTTTTAGTTGTCTTAATTTCTTTCTTTGCAATGCAACCGTCAAGGATAGCGTCCTTTTTACGTCTACGCCATTTTAAATCAAGCGGTGTGCCTTCTTTGTCACAATCGATCACAAAATCAGCGCCGGGTTTTACACCGTGTATCTCAACACCGCTTTTGTTTGTGTATTCTACCTTTGCCATTTTGTTCTCCATCTGTTGTTTTAACATTATGGTTCTACCGTTATTGCTATTGTTAGTTTTTCTGTTTCGTCTGCTTCAAACATTGGGAAATTACCGTTAAATTGTCTAAGTGCAACATCTTCATAAAAATTAAAGCCGTTATTTACTGTTATATCAATCGGTACCTGCCATTCATATACTTGTGTATAGTATGATGTATTTGAAATACCTCGACCATGCCCGGCTGATACAGTGACAAAACTTGAATTATCTGCATCTGTTGCAAAACCACCAAAACCATAAAGGACTTGTAAAAGGTCAGTGTAAACTTCACCATACGCGAGTTCTTGAGCTGTTGCCCCGGATATATTTGCTGCTGTTCTGAAAAAAACAACAACAGAAAAATTATAAAGTAATCTTAACCTCATTTCGTTCTGATGCGTGTAACAGGCAATCGCATCATTAAGCGTGTGCCGGTCTTTTGATACGTCTGCATCTGTCATAATAACAAAGGCCCAAAGGTCATCATTTGCAGATGCTTTTGTATATATCTCTTCTGCCCTCTCAATGGTGTCGGCTGCCGCGATTCTTGCGCCTGTCGTAGCCGATATATTAATTATTTCACCGCTTGGTAATTCTGGAACATCTGTTGATAGCTCAACTGTAAATTGCGTTGTCGTTGGCGCTGTATCTACTGATTGAGTGCCAAATATTGAAAGCGGTCTTTCTTCATATCCGGTCGCTGTCGTAAACGTCGGAACGCCTGTGGCTCCTGAAGGAAATGAAGCAATAACCGTTGTTGTTGATGGCACGTCAATAATTGATAATGTCGTGTTCCATTCTGATTCGTTAAACCCAACACACGGCAATGATTCTGTTTCAATCGTGCTGTTAGGGGTTGTAAAATCATGAACATCTGAAAACGTAATCAATATTGAAACATCCTCAACCTCTTCTGCCACGGATGCTATATTGTTGGGTGTTTGACCACCGACAAATAAAAGAGGATCTGAAACAGATAAGCCGTGAGCCGATGGAGTGACAACCGTAATTGTTCGCCCTGCGCTTATTGTGGCCGTAGATATAGTGATACTATCAGAGAATTTGTCAGATATTCTCGGTAAGTATTCCGCTAAGTGGTTCACTATGTCTGACGGTGTTCTCATATGTTTCCTGCTTCCATTAATCTTGTATATGTGTATCCGGCCTTATTGTTTATTGCTCTTATAAGGTGCGGTCTTTTTATCATTTTGCGTGTTCCAAGTTCTAAAAATACGGCATAATCAATGCTTTCACCTATATATGCCTGTTGTGAATTTCTAACTCCGTAATTACCGCTTGAAACAAGTTTTCCTGTTCTGTTCGCTGGTGCTTCGCCTGGTGCTGATGCTTGGTGCATTCCGTACATTCTGCCAGTTTTCTGAGTGTTTCTGATCAACCGCCGGTTTTCTTTTAGCACTTCCGGCAATATATCCTTTAATGCTTGTTCGATATTCTCTTTATGCGTTTGCCCCAATATATTTATTTTGGCAACAACTTCTCTCGATTTTGGGGTTATCTTAATTGATGCCATGGTCACTCCCAAATCTTTTGTACCCTGTTTTACGCTTGAAAAGGACATAAAATATAGACTTTATGAGTCTTGGCAAAAATAGAACGTCAACGTCTTCACAAATTATTCTTTTTGCTGGCGGTACTGGTTGCAATAGTGGTATTAATTGTCCCATATTATGCTTTTGTTGCCTCTTTTGTATCCACGCCTCTTTCAATGCAAAGAATTTCTATAGTTGTTTTCATTTCATTTAAATCTGTTACGCCTACGATTCTAAACCGCCTGTCGTTATGCTCAATAAAAACATTATCAGAATCTAAAGGCATTATAGTTGCATCATAAAATATAGATGCTTTATGTGTCGGCCTGTCCTCAATATTAACACCTTCGAATAACCTTGCTGCACTCCCCGATAATCCAAGTGTTTCAAAAATAGACCACGGCTCAAGCAATGTTGTAAAAGCCGTTGACGGGTTAATTGTTCCTATTGTTGGCGCTCCCATCGAACGAGTAACAAGTTTAATCTTGTCTTGCATATCACCCGTACATAGTTTTGTTTTCTTCTTCTTTTTCGCTACACAAATAGGCATTATGCAAATACCTCAATTATTCTGTACATATTAATCACACTCGCTACGCCTGCCGGAAAACCTGACATTGCCATAACTTGTGAACATGCGCTTGCGTCAATGCAATCATTCCGGTTTTTGTGCATAAAATTAACATAACCCATGATTGCTATTTTGATTTCCATCGGTACGGCTGATGCTGCTCCGTACCCTACTGTTGTAATCACTCTTAAAGGAAACGGCACGTCGTCAAGGCTTGTTGTGGAATCATTGAATAAAATACGGGTAAAGCCGTGATTGCGCTTTTTCAACTGGTAATCTTCATCTACATAAGAGCTATCAACTAAAACCTGAACGCTTGTAATTGTGTTTAATGGCGCGCGTCTGAACGATAAAAAAGGATATCTTTCATAACCTGTACGAAACAAGCTATCAAAATCACCCTGAACCGTTCTGACAACAAAATATTGACCTGTATATGTTTCGATTGAATTTGTTGCTGCAATTATCAAATCTGTTATAAGGTCATCTTCCGCGGTGCTTGTAATCTTCATGTACTCTTTGCAATCTGCAAGGGTTACAGGATATTCAGAGGCAGCAACGGTTATTTCATACAAGTCAGCCACTATTCAACCTCAATTTCAGTGATTGCTTTTGCGATGGCTTCATCTTCAGTCTTTGCCCTTACTTTTGCAATATTTTCGATGCCTTTAAATTTAATATTCCACCATCCGGCCTTGCCCTTCTCAGCAGACTCCAGAATATATTTTTCTTCTGTTTCTGCAATAACCGGCTCAATAAATTCAGGTTTTGGCTCTTCTTTTTTTGGCAATTCAGCAAGACCATCACCTATTAACTGTTTTGCCTTGTCGTCATTCATTTCCTGCATGCCTTCTTGAATCTCTTCAACGTAGATTCCCTTGAAAGCCCACAAGCCTGATTTTTTAACATTGATTAACATGGTTCACCTTTTAATGCCGGGGGCCGTTAAGCCCCCGGCTATTAATTATACTGGTAGATTCTCAGCATGTTTGATAACGCCGGTGTAAATTGTAGCGCCGTCAGTTGTTACAGTCGATACAACAGAAACCCTGACATATCTCAAGTTTGAATGGATACCAACGCTAAGACTTTCAGCACCATCAGCAGTAGCAGCGCCAACGACAGGAAGAGTCCCGATAAGTTTATTAGTCGGAAGAGTAACGGCGTCTGAAAGGTCTGATTCGTCACCCTCCTGAATCAGCATTGTATATGTTCCATCTGTCCAAGCTACACACGCCATAAAAGCCGTGAACCCCAATTCAAATGATGCCGTGTCCCAAATAGGCCCGGCGGTGGTTGTGTCTGAATCAATAACGGTATAATCCGCTTTATATGTAATCATTTTTGTTACTTGATCGCGTACAGCCATTTTTTTAACTCCTTATTTGAGGGGTGACGAATCACCCCATTATAATTATGTAGCAGTTACTTTAAGGATCTTGCCTGCTTCGTAATTTGTAACAGCACCACCGACACGTTTAGTCGTGTAATATAAAACATAAGGTTTCGCTGAAAAAGGATCACGAAGAACCCGGACGCCCATTCTGTCAACGATTGTATAAAATTCCTGCCAATCAGCAAGAGCAATAACAAGCGCGGAATCCGCTTTTGCTGGCATATCAGCAAAAAGATTAACAGGTTTACCCATGATAACCATCTGGCCACCTTCAGCAATTACACGCTGATTAATCAGATATTCGCCTGAGCTTGCAGTCAGTGTCATCACGTAGGTAAAAAATGTATCTCTGGACATGGCCCATTGTGATGACATTTGGTATTCTTCAAACAGCTTACCCATGAGGCTGATCAGGTCGTTTGCTGCAATCGTGGAAGCTGTAGCGGTATCAAGTTGCTCTACTGTGTTTCTCTGATAAGTCGTTGCAGTTGTTCTGTCTGCGTAGGTCAAGAAACCTTTAGGCTTTAAAGATCCATCGCCAGTTACAAAAGAAGTGTTCTCAAGTCT